TAAAATCATTTTCCATATTTAAAAATATTTCTTCACCTTCTTCACTCATATTCCTGGCTCCTGTATCCCATTCATACCTTTAGGGCTTTCCGGATATTCCGGCTCACAAATCTCACAAGCTATAATCAAAATAAGCAGCAAAATATATTTATTTATCATGATATTTTCCGTGGTTATTGTAGGCTTCTATAAAATTTAGACAAAACTCCATTTCAATTGATCCCGGTTTTAGTTTCTTCATTAAGTCTAATGTCATATTAGAAACTTTTTTTAAGACTTCATCAAAACTTTCCTCTTCATTTGAGGCACATAAACCATCCATTTTTCTCTCCTTTAGACATGTTCGGCAATAATATTTTTCATCAACAGCTTTAAACCATCCACAATCATACATATGACCACCAATGCAGTATTCTTTTTTTTCCTTTCCACCTTTATCTATATTGCATATTTCACATATATTCATATAACCGTACATGAAAACTTTATTGCAATATCCAAAGCAAATTTAACAAACAGTTTTTTTCATTTCAAAATATTCCTATAATTTGTATGTTGAAGTTGTAAATTGAAGTTTTTTCATTTGATTCCTTTTAAAGGTTCCTATTGTTTGAGCCATGAGCATAAAAAACTCATGGCTTTTTTTATATAGAATATCCCTCTTTATATTTATCTAATTCAGTTACTTTGAAAATTTCCCAATTGCAAGCATCAGATTCATCGGAACAATTTTCATTCACTATATCCCATTTAACGAGATATTCATAGCCATCGGCATCTACAGCTAAAGCTTCATAAAAATCACCGTTTATATAAGGTAATTGCATTATTTTCAGTATTTTATCTTTAAATTGTATTTCTCCGTAATCATTCATCTTATACTTCCTTGTTTTTATCTAAAGATTTTCTTTTAGCAATTTCTCAATATATTCTTTTAATGTCATGCCTGAATGAAAACAGGCTATTTTCAACTTCGTATGAAGGTCACGATCAACAGCAACATTTATATAGGCTTTATCTTTTTTCATTTTATCCCCCCTTGTTTTAATAACTCTTTGATAATATCCAATTCCTTCTCAACAATTTTTAAACGCTCCGACAAAGTTTTATTATTGTACTCTCTGCATTTAGACCTGGCAATGAGATCATACTTTTCTTTACGCCTTTTATTAGCTTCTCCTTGTGCCTTTTCGGCGTTATAATAAACCCCTCCACCCCGGCTTAGTTCTATAGCTACGCCATTCAAACTTCTCCCCATCAACCCGGATATATTTTTCAGGCTTAATCCTGAACTCCTATATTCCTCTATCTTTTTCCGGTCTTCTAAAGTCAAGTGTCCCCTCTTTTTATTTTGCGTCATGCTAACAACCACAATCTAAATAATCTTGCTTCCACTTCTTTAACTCTTTACGAATCAGATCAATTAAAGGTGTGTGAGAGCTTAAAGTATGCCCCATTGTTGCCATTCTTCGGCAAAGTTGATTTCCGGTTTCAACCTCATATACATAGCCACCCCTGTTTGTATAAGTCCAAGTTTTAGGGTTTTCATCGCTCATATAATAACCATGTAAAAAAGTTACTTCAACGGTGTTTTCATCTAGTTCTTTAGTTTTATAAGGTGGTTTTTTTCTCATTGTGATACTTCCTTGTTTTGTTGTAAAATACAAATATACAAAAATACATATTTAAACACAAGAAAAAAGATTGCTATTTTTAAATAAAATAAATAGTTTATACCTTAATTTAGATTAAAATAAAGAGTTTAAAGTGAATGGTAGCCGGAAGACCACGAAAAGAAATAGATTGGGATAGAGTTGAAAAAAAAATGGAATCTGGGTGTACTTTAGTTGAAATAGCCAGTCATTTTAGAATGTGTCCTACTCGTTTTGGAGAAAGATTTAAAGAAGAATATGGTGAAAATTTTACTAGTTTCCTTAGTAATTTTCACAGTGACGGAAAAGGTAATGTTAGAGAGAAGCAATACGAAGAAGCTTTAGACGGTAATACTCAAATGTTATTACTTCTAGGTAAATTATGGTTAGGTCAGGTTGATATATTACCCGAACCTAAAAACACCAATGATTTTAATTATGAAAATGAAATCATGAAAAGAGATCATATCATTGCTGAACAGCAAAATATTTTAACTCAAAACAATATAGAATTTAATGTTCAAGACAAGTCCGAAGCAGAATAAATCATTTTGCGAAGCTACACACCGTTATAATATATGGGTTGGTTCAATAAGAGCCGGTAAAACATATTCTAGCATTAGAAAATTCATAGACAGGCTTCAATTTGGCGTGCCCGGCGATGCTATGATTTGTGGTGTCAATAGAAACTCAATAGGAAGAAATATACTTTCCCCTATGTACAATATGATCGGCTTTCCTGCACCCACAGAAAAATGTATGAAAACTAGATTATACGGTAGGGATTTATATTTTGTAGGTGCACCTGACATTGGAGCTGTTGCTACAATTAAAGGTTCAACTTTAGCATATGCTTATACAGATGAAATAACAGAAATACCAGAACCATTTTTCAAAATGTTAGATGGTCGTTTAAGTGTTCCTGGTGCTCAATTATTAGGCACAACTAACCCCGATAGTCCGGCACATTGGTTTAAAAAGCAATATATAGATAGAGCAAAAGAATTAGACTTAATTCATTGGGATTTTTGCCTAGATGATAACCCAATACTAGATGAAAATTACAAAAATATTATCAAAGCCTCCTACACAGGTCTATGGTATGATAGATATATCCTCGGTAAATGGGCTTTAGCTTCCGGTGCTATATTCCCAGATTTTGACCATGAAAATATATATGAAAATCCTTTTCCGTCACCTTGCTATTATCTTGTAGGTATTGATTATGGTACTACAAATCCTACAGCTGCTTGCATGGTTGCTGTCACTCCAAACAAATGGCCACAAGTTAGAATAGAAAAAGAATATTACTATGATTCAGCAAAGACAGGATTACCAAAAACAGATGCACAGCTAGTAAAAGATATTCAAGATTTTATCATGGGTAAAGATGTTAGATCAATTTATGTTGATCCGGCAGCTGCAAGTTTCAAAATAGCATTAAGAAATGAAGATTTACCTGTTATAGATGCCAATAATGATGTTTTATTAGGTGTAAAAACAATGAATAAATTTATATCCGGAAGAAATATTGTAGTTCATAAAAGCTGTAAAAATTTAATAGAGCAACTTCAGTCTTATGCTTGGGATTCTAAATATGCTGATAGAGGTGAAGATAAACCTATTAAGAAAAACGATCACCAAATCGATGCCTTACGCTATAGTTTAACTCCCTTTCTTGCATCCGGTGATTTTGGTAGTCCAGATGAGCAGCTAACAATAGAAAACCTAAGACGTAAAGTATATGACGAAAATAATGGCTATGGCTACATGAATCCTATGGGTGGAGGTATGTATTATTAAAGTAGGACGTAAAATCAAAGAAAAAGAATCCAAAATTTACAGCTACCATGATGTTAAATATGACGATGATGGTTGGGCTGATGCTTCTAAATACCTGCCCTTAGATTTTGATCTAGTCTATTTGAAAGCGGTAGACAGGAAGGAGGTAATAAGAGGGTGGCATTGTCACAATGTATGGGATGGGTATAAACTAAAAGATAAAGAAAAAATATTGTATTGGAAAAAGGACAAAGACGAATCAATGTAAATCCGGCTTTACATTTGAAAAGATAATCCTTAATTTTTTAATACAAGCTAGGTATATATTTAAAATAATATATTACAGGTTTTACATGCCAAGTTACCAAGTCTCCGGTTATAATACTTCTATGGCCTCCGGCTATATTGATCCGTCTGATGTATCTGCTAAGAATCTAAAGCAGATGAAAGATGATTTCTATAATGCCCAATATCCTTTAGCTTCAGCACATTGGTCGCAAGGCTTCATTGATAAACGTTTCAAGGTAGGTGACCAGTCTCTTTATGCCTATGGTTCATCTAATCAAAATAATAATGCCTATCGTTATTTTTTCAATTTAATTCGGCGACACATAAACATGATTTGTGGATTCCAGCGCAAGAATCGGAAATCTACTATTACAATGCCGCTTCATGATAGCGATGATCCTTTATCCGATGATTTCAACGCAGTTTTAAGATGGTGTGAAGATAGAGATGGTTTTCAAGAATACCTTTCAGAAACATTTGAAGGTTCTTGTGATACAGGTGAAACATTGCTGTATATGTACCCAAATTATACCCTAGATCCGGTGTCGGGCGATCTTTGTACTGATGCGGTGTCATATAATAATTATTTGATAGATCAATTTTATAGAAAGCAGGACTTGTCCGACTGTAATGGGATATGGCGTAGGAGGTGGACATCAAAAGAAATGGCGTTTACGTTGCTACCGGGCTATGAAGACGAGATCAAAAGAATGAAGCCGGCTACCATGAAAGATGGCAGGTTTCCGGTACAGGCAGAGTTGCAAAATGTGGCGATGAATAACCTATTTCCATATGATGAGTTTCACTATAGAACTACACGTGAAGCTAAGATGATAATAGATCCTTATACCGGTGAAGCGGTAGAGTGGGAGCAAGATGTAGAAGACAGCGATGATATGATGGAAAGGACACTGGCACAACAACCTTGGCTTCAAGTTAAAAAGATGCAAGTACCAACGGTTAACCTAGTAATATCCCTAGGCGACAAGACAGTGTATCACGGTGCTAACCTATTAAATATTGACACCTACCCTTGTGTGCCTAGTACATGCTACTACGAGCCGGATGTAACCAATCCGGCGTGGCGTAAAATGGGCGTCATCAGAAACCTACGTGATCCGCAGTTTCTCTATAACATGAGAAAGGTAATTGAATTAGAAATACTACAATCACAAATCAACAGCGGTTGGATATTTCCTATAGATGCGGTAACGGATGTAAAAGCATTTAGACAGACAGGACAAGGGTTTCTAGTGCCTTTAAAAGCCGGGCATTTACCTAATGAAGTACAAAGAATAGAACCGGCAGCTATACCACAAAGTTTATTGGAACTATCAGCTGCTTTAAGTGAAGACATAACAAAAATATCAGGTGTAAATGAAGAGTTATTGGGATCCGCAACAGACGATAAGTCCGGTATATTATCTATGTTGCGACAAGGAGCAGGGCTTACAACACTGCAAACTATATTTGATAAGCTCGACTATACGCAAAGACTTTATGGGAAAATACGCCTACAGGCGATTCGTAAGAACTTCAGCAAAGGTAAAATACGCAATATCCTCGGACATGATCCCGATCCTAGATTTTTCCTTAGCCATAGCCAAAAATACAGCCTTGCTGTCGAGGAAGGTAACTACAGTACCACACAAAGACAAATGGAACTACAACAGCTATTGCATTTCAAAGAAATTGGGATGGGTATCCCGGACAAATCAATTTTACGTGCAGCTTTTATTACGAATAAACGCCAAATTGAGCAGGATATGGAAGAGATCAATCAACAGCAACAGCAAGCACAGCAAGCAGAAATGCAAACGAAAATGAAGCTTGAAAATGCTAAGATGATGAATATGTTTAGTAAGTCTAAATTAGATATGGCAAAAGTAGCAGAAAGTGAAGCAAAAGCTGTTGAGCTTGCATCACAAGCAGATCATAACCAGATGAGTGCGGACTACGCTCTAGTTAAAACTGCAATGGAGCTTGAGGATGTTCAATTTAACCAAATCAAAAATGCTTTTGAACTTGCACAAGCTATGAAAATGGCACATAAAGAAGAGCAAATGATGCAGCAACAAAATCAATTAACAATGCAACCTCAGCAGGTATAATATGGATAAAAGATCACCTTTTCACATAAAATCAGACCCTAAACAATTGAAGATAAGAGAAAAAGAACATTCTCAACAAGCTAAACAGGATAAGAAAAACAAAGAAATGGAAGATCGTATAGCTTCTGGAAAAGGTAAAAGAGGTGATTTTTTCAGTGCCGAAAGTTTCAAATCCTACAAAGACAAATTAAAAAATAATAAATATTAGAGGTAAAAATGGCAGCTACCCCAAAACCAATGCGAACAAAACAAAAAAAAATTGCAAATGAAATGCGAGAATTCAGTAAAGAATCTATTCCACATAAAGGAACTAGAAAAGAAATTGCTATGAGTGAAGTTAAATTTGCAAAAGAAAGAATAAAAGAAAAAGCTGCAACCCCTAGGCTAGCAAAAATGGTAAAAAGCTATAAGGGTGGAGATTATGAAGGAATGATGAAATCAAAAAAATCTAAGAAAAAATAAATATTAGGGGTAAATTATGGCAGCAACACCAAAGCCGGTTAGAAAAGATATAAAACAAAGAGTTAAGTCTATAGGAAAATTGTACAAAGAAGATGATGCTAAGCATTTTCATCCTCAAGAAATTAAAGCAATGAAAAAAGGAGATTACAAGGCAGTTAAAAAAACTGTTAAGGATAATCCTACAAGTAAAACAAAAAAATCAATGGCAAAAAAATATATTAAAAAAGCAGAAAATTCAAAAGCTTTAAAGCATTTATTATAAATCAGCCTACAGGGCTAAGGAGTAACTATGGCACATAGCAAAGAAGCACATGCACAAAAAAATGCAATGGCACAATTTAATGAGAATCATCATGAAAAGAAATATGATTGCTTAGAGGTAGCTGATGGGAAGTATACTCAGGGCGAGATGAGCAACCCGGAACATCTTAAAGCATCAAATGATGCCTTGGCATCTTATGCTAAAAAGAATAAGATGAAGTATTAGTTTTTAGGAGAGGATTTGACAAAATCAGCCTCTCTTTTTTTATTGACAATTAATTACAATTATTTATTATATTGAAATAATAAATTGATAGTTGAAAATTTAACATAACATATATTATCAGACGTAGTAAACAAAGTAGATGTTGCCTTGTTTTGTCTGAACCGTAAAATGTAGTTGGATTATTTGAAAAGAAGCTAAATTGTATCATAAATCATAGAAGGATACAACATGAAAAAATCTGAAGACGCTAAAGATTTAGGTGTGAATCTTAATTTTGGTACTATCAAAGGTGCTAAAATACATCATGCACCGGATTATGCTAAAAATAAAGATGCTGATGTTATTCCAAAGGGTAACACGAGAGCTATACCCAATGAGTTTTGGGAGAGACATGTTCCGGCATCAGCGGAAGGTTTCGGAGATAATGCTAAAGGTGCATTTTTACCTCGTCCCGGCAAAGATAGAGCGCAACCCCATCAAAAAATTAACGAGTGTGACCATTAATGATAGGAATAAAATTACCATTCGGAACAACAATTAAATGCCATCTTGGTGAATTTGAACTTCCCTCACCTATATTAGAAGTAGGTATATCTGATGAATTTGTTCGGTGTACATGTGAAGATGGTATCTATCATGTAAACAAATATCCAAACGGATCAATAAATATTAATAAAATAAGTGAGCCTAATAATTAATGAATTTCCCTATACCCTTCAGTGAAAAAGTACTAATAAAGAGAAAGAAACAAGAGCCGTGTAAAATTATCATTGCTAATCAAAATGCTCTAAACCAAGGCACTATTGTTTCTTTACCTTTAGACAATAAAACAAATCTTAACATAGGTGATGAAATCACCTTTGAATATTGTGTTCCTACTACCTTTAAACTAGACAAGGAAGATGAATATTCCCTAGTACCTCTACATGCTATTCTGTTGGTGTTAAATGATTAAAAACGGCCTATTTACCCCTGAATATTTCTTAGATCAATTGAACAGATATATGAAGCATCAGATTCAAATGTATATCCATATACATAATAGTAGAAATACAACTGAAGAAGAATATAAAGAGTACTTTGAAAGATGGAAATCGCTTATGAAATGTGAAGTAAATAAGTTTGATTTAGGTATGTATGACGAGTAAAAAAGAAACAGCCGGATTACTTTCACAAAAAGCCAATAGAGACACCACAAAGTATAACGCCTTGGAAGTAGGCCATGCCTTGGCCGATGATATTATGCCTCACCTAAGAGAATCTATTGAGAAACATAGGCCAATATTTGATGAGAATGAATTTTGTGTCGTAATGATAATAGCAAAAGATCCGCTTATACCAAATCTAATGAGACGTAAATTTTACTGTTGGCCTTATTTACCAAAGCCTAGACCAAATCAAGCAGTCTTCCTTTACAATAAAGCATTAGACCGCATAACAAAGCGGTTATGGGTCTTACCAAGTGACATGGTAATGGCAGAGCTTGCAGGTACAAACATAATAGTACACAAAAAATATCAAACGATGCAAGCATGGTCTGTAGCCTTCTTTAAAGGGACATTTTGGGAGTATATAAGGCATGAAAGCGATATCAATATGCCAAGTGAACATGAATATTTTTTAGCTAACAGAGAAGAACTTATTAAGGCCGGCTGTAATCTTCCCGATTCTAATCTTCCCGAGGCCTTTGATTTTAGTAAGATCAGTGTCAACAAGGTCGAAGATCCTACGAAAACCATTTTTGAATAATATAGATTCTATTTTCTCATCTAAACAAAGACAGCCTATAGGCATATCACAGACAGAATGATTTATCATTTTATTATAATTTTCTAGACTTTCAAGTAATTTCTTGTTAATTTTTTGGGCATCGGCGTCAGTAATTTTTAATTCAGACATTAAGGAGTCCTATTTGAATAATAATACCCAAGAAAATATTGCAGAACCACAAAAAGAGCAAGTTCAAAATGAACAACAACTCAATCAAGAAGCAAATGTTCAAGAATCAATTGAAGATAAAAATTGGGCAGCTGTTAGAGAGCAGCGGAAAGCAGATAGAAAAGCACGCGAAGAGGCAGATAGAAGGGCAGCAGATAAAGCAGCAGAAGCAGAGGCACTAAGAGCAGCATTAGAGGCTATAACTAACAAGCCATCAAGCAATAGAAACGACTACTCCGATCAAGATGATTCTGATGATGATAGAATGAAGAAAAGAATTGATGAGATCATTAGGGAAAGAGAAGCTAAGTTTATCAAAGAGCAACAAGAAAGAGAAAGCCAAGAGTTTCCAACGAGATTAAGAAAAGTACATCCGGATTTTGATAAAGTATGTCATCCTGAAAACCTAGATTATTTGGAATATCATCACCCTGAAATTGCAGCACCCTATAGATATATGCCA